AAACTTAACAGATGGATCCAACTGTTTTAGTTGTTTAGCGGCAGTCATTAATTCTTTGTAGCGACGGTTAACTTCTGCACGGGGCAATTCACCATCACAAGTCAGGTTCTCAGGGCTAAGAGCAGAATCAATTTGATCTGCCAAACGTTGACGACCAGCTTGAGTAGCAATTTCGTACTGCTCACCTTTAAAGATTGAGTTCCAGTGATTCTTCTGGTCAATGTATTTTTGCAATGCTTTCATGTTTAACTCCGTTGTTTAACTGTTTAAGATTCTATTATAAGCCCAAATCCATTTATTGTCAAATTTAAGCGGCTAATCTTTGTTGCGTTTTAGCAACATTATCTTGGACCAATTGCTCAAATCCTGCTTTAGTGACCGGGTAGCCCTGTGCTTTAAGCATCTTTTTGATGTGGGGTTGAATATAGCCTTTAGATTGCAAGATTTCAAGTGGTGATTCACTCTTTTCTAAGCGACCAAAGTATTCCTCAACTGTAAAGTTCTTTGTAAGGAATGTAAGGAAAGTTGCTTTGCTACCTTTAGCATATTTGAAACGTACTACAAATTTAGTAGTACCGTCAACTGGGTTTGTATAGTCAACATACTCAGTACCGTAGAAATTGCCTTTGATGAATTTAGTCATTTCGTTTCCTTTATCTAACTGTCTAAGATTCTATTGTAGCACTAAGTCCATTTATTGTCAAATTTTGGGTATAAAAAAGCCCCAAAAACGGGGCATTTTTTGAGAACTAAAAGTATTACTTTTTAGTATTAGTACTTTGATTAACAAAACCGTACATTTTTTCAGCAGTCTCGAGGATCTTATCTAGTCCTGGAAACTCTGGCATGTTTACTTTGTTAACAATTTGTCCGGTCTTCTCATCACGTTCGGCACTGACTTCCCAACCCATATATTTAGCATGATACTCTTGACCTACTAGGTCTTTAGCCATTGATAAAATATCGGTACGAATCTCGTATCCATTTTTATTGAATTTAACTTCTGGTAGTTTTGGTGTAAAGTCTGTCATTTTATTTCCTTAGTGTGTAAATGTTTGTATAGTATATAACATTTTTTTAGGTTGTTCAAATCTTTCGGGAAAATGTTATTTCATTTTACTTGCTTTGTAGTCTTTGATAGATTGAATTGCCTCTAAGAGACTATTGAATAGTTGTTTAAGTGTGTTCATAGAAATTTCCAATTGGATTGTTTGCGATGGAACTCGTAGGTCAATCGCTCAATGTCGCCTACATCTTGTGGATTACGGCTGACGATATATTTTTCTAACTCAGTGCCATAGGTGTCTGTAGAGAAACCTAGGAACACTAATAGTATTCCTAAGAGTTTCATAATTACTTAGCCTTTGTAGATTTAGCAGATTTAGCAATATTAAAAGCGGGTACCATTGCTTTATACTGGTCAGCTAATTGTGTGTAAAAATCTTTGCTTGTGAAAATCATACCCAAAGCCATTGCTGATTGCATTCCTGCATCTGCGGCTGCTTTTGTGTATTTTGATTGTGCATCAACAAATGTATTCATTGCTGTTTTGATGCCTTCGTGTTGAACTGTTTGTTCTACGAATTTCTTTTTAAAGTCTGAAACGCCGTCAATAAAGGCGTAAGTTGCTGTGTTAAACATTTTATATCTCCTATGTGTGTGTTTAAAAGTTAGGTTTTTATGAAGAACCCGTAACTTCATATATATTTATGCCTTCTGATAGATTTCTCTATATTTTGACATAGCCATTTCTCTGCCTATAAACAATCTTAACTTGACATAATCAGTTAATTCCTCATCGTTAGTTAAAGAGGTTTGAATCTTTAATATGATACGACGGGAATTGACTAATATATCCTCATCACCAATTAGAACATTATTAGGATCACGTCCCCAAGTTTTAATTGCGATAAGTCTGTATGGATTACTTCTTAGAAGCTTCGGTTTTTTTATCGTCAGCTTTTGCTGGCTTGGCATCACTTTTTGTGTCTGCCTTGGGAGCATCCTTTTTCTTAGCCAATTTCATTTCTTCTTTTGGTACTTCTGCTTTAGCAGGTGCAGTAGCGGCTGGAGCAGTTGCTGGCTTAGCGGCAGGAGCTGTGGTCTGAGCCATTGCTGTTAGTGATAATGTTGATAGGATTACGATTGCTAATGTTTTCATTTTAAGTTTCCTTTAAGTTAATGAAGTAGATTTTTACAGTCTACATATATATAACGCGGTAGCCAACTGTTTAGTTGACATAAATACATTATGTTATATATATCTTATCAGGGAATCTTTGACGGAAAAGACTATGAAGATGCCAATACTCCTGACCAAATAGGAAAATCCTTTAATAATGGATTTGCTTGTATGGTCGATGTTTGGAGAATAGATAATACGTTATGTGTAGGTCCAGAAGCTGCACCTATTCCAGTAACTGACAAATATCTACAGGGTAATCGTTTTTGGATTAAATCTGGGAATCAGGAAACATACGACTGGTTTACTACACAACCATTAAAAAATTATCCAAACTATTTTTATCAACCTAATCCTAATGTAAATGCATTAACTAGTAGCAATAAGTTATGGACACCCGGTACTGTACCGGTAAATGATACTAGTATCATTGCGCTTCCTGAAATTAAGGATCGTGGATTACTTAGTACAGTACATTTAAGATGCTATGGAATATGTAGCACCTATTTAAACTTCATTAAACGTATGCGTAATGAGGGTCAGCGGTATTAACCACCTCTACCCGTTCTACGAACAACACTTGCACCTCCAAAACCTTTACTAGGCTTTGGAACTTTCTGTTCAGACTTTTTACCTGTTAACATTGGTGTATTTTTCTTTTTAGCTTCGTTAGCTAAATTAATAAATGGATTTGGGTTTTTCTTTTCTGTCATTTTTTTACCTTTATGCTATCTAAATATTCATTTACATTTCCATATAAACTTATCATCATGGCAATTTTACTGTCATAAAATCGTATGTAGGGGAAACTTCTTTTTTCAAGTTTATTTACCCCCATATAATATGGGCACTTAATTTTTTTATTAAGTTCTAATATATAAGCATGATATTGAGTTTCAGGCTGTATTTTGAGTTCATACTGATAGAATTCTATTTCTGCTGTTCTAAATGCTAGATCACCTACATCAGTTAAACGCAATCCGTCTTGGCGCCCAGTCATCCACCATTTAAAAAGTAGTTTATCTACCGAGCTGTTTTTTTCTTGAATTAATGAATCAGGAAGTTGAGCCAATACAACTTCTGTTATAGTTTCTTTAAGTGTCTTACGCTTACTCATCTGGGTAGACAACTCTACCGGAATTCATAAAGACTACGGTAAACTTATCTGTTTTGAATTGTACATTCAATTTACGACATAGATTACGTGCATGTCCTGGGTTACTAAAGCTAGTCTTTTTATACTTAGGTGTTGCTTCGTTATCTAAATAATGTTGGCTTTTTAAATTGATAGGTTGACCGTCAAAAAATACGGCCCATATACCCGCAGCCTCTACAATCTGGTCACATTTATATGTTACTTTGTCTACTAATTCAAGTAATATTTTAGGTTGTGTTCTACTCATTAAAATCTACCACCGTTCATCTCTACTTGAAATATTGGTTCTACTTTGTTTGTATTCTGTAAAAGTTCATAGTTATCTACAAGTAATTTAGTTAACTCATCACGCAATCCGCGGGCTTCACTTATGGGAATAACCACATCTCTTCCCTGTTTGCCTTCAATCAGGGTTACTTTATCCACGAATCGCTTAATATGTATCATCAGTTATTTATCATGCTTTTTGCTTCATCTTCTGTTTTAAACGGACCTTGATATGGATAACGCTCAATAAAGATGTATTTAGGACAAAAAACTGTTGTTTTTTCACTTCCCTGTTGAATTACAAACCATCCTGCGGCATGATAGCACTTACTTTTAATACCTGTAGTAAACAAATGTAATTTACGTTTTATATCTAACATGCTATTGAACACTGTACCTGTTGTAGGATATACCTTAAAGGGCAAGTCGTGTTTAGTTTTATCTGCTTTTTGTACAGTTTCAAATTCAATATTTGTCTTACGTTTGATAGCTGTAGTATTTTTATAATGGCTTTTATTACCATTCAATTTAACTTCAAAGCCAGAACCATCAGCTAATACATTACCGACTTTTTCTTTGCCATCTGTAACAATCCAAAATTGATTTTTAACTACGGGTTTTGCAATTAGTGTTTTAGTCATTTTTATTCCTCTGTGTAAGTGTAACATCATTAAATGTATTTGTCAACCTTTGTACCCAAACTATATAGATATTGGTACTCCTGATATTCTTTTGTAAGTTTTAACGATTCATATCGTTTAACTTCCTGTATGCTTTCTAAAAACAATCTATGTTGATCCATACGTTTATCTGCTTGTATACTTAATATTTTATCTTTTTCCCGATTATCATCCCGTTTAATATCAGTTTTCTTTGTTGCTTCTATGATATCTTTTAACATATTATACCGTAAGGTATAATTAAGTAAGGGAGTGGGTGCGGATATGGTGCTCATGTGAATAACCTTATGTCTTTGTGTTTAACAAGTAAAATATTATATACTACATTTTTGTATTTGATAGGCAAATCTAAATGTACACTGATTCTCGGCCCTTCAATTTCATTAATTAGTGTATCATTACCCACCGTGCCAACAAAAGGAATCTTATTCCATTTACCAATAACACGATCACCAATACTGTATTTACCCGAATATCGGTTAGCTTTGAAATATTCTGCTAGTGTTGGCATTATAACATAAACTGTTTTAGTACACTATGTGCTAAAGACAAATCCTCTACTAGTGGTTCATCTAGCATTTTACGATATTCTACAATGATTTCCATAGCATATGCTTGATCCTCATCATCTAATGTATTCCACCACTCATATAATTCATCTGGTGTTTTGTTTAAAATATATTGTAAATTTTTATAATCTCTTGTCATTATTCAACTCCAAAATGTTGTTTAATTAAATCCGAAGCAAGGAATGGTTCCGCAGTATCAGCAATATCAGCACATTTCCGAACAATCAATTCGGCGAATTTTTCTGAATTATCAACGTTCATCCATTTACCACTTACGTCGGTCCCTACTTGTTCAATCAATTCTTTAATTCGTTCACTCATACTAAACTTCCTTTATAAGGCGCATTCAACCATTTTGCATAATCTGCATTTTCTGAAATCTTTGTAAGTTCATACCGGCCGCAGAATTTCATAAAGTGAATTCCTACTTGAGGTGTAACTGTTATACGCACACCCGCACGAATGTTTTCATCTACTGATTTTTTAACTTCATCCGGCTGACAGGTAAGATCAATCAGTACACGATTTCTCTCATAATCATCACGCACCCTATGTTCTACTTGATTATGGTCCAACCAGCGTTGAAGTTGTAAATTGTTCCACGAAAATCCTTGCTTTTCTCTATCAGCATAGGCCTCAATCAATCCAACTTTATTCTTACTACCTTTAGTACGCACCCCGGGATAAGCACTGAACACGTTGTCTGTAGAATCTCCACGCATACATTTTTCGAACAAAATAAATTGTGGGTCACCTAACAGTTTGGGTTCCCCTGTTTTTTTATCTTTAACAATACGACCTTTGTCATCAAAATAACCCTCAAGTGTAATCAATTGATTAGTGATACCATTATAAATTTTAGTCTTTTCCGTAATGAGTTGTATAAAATCTGTATCGCTTGAAATTATAAAATTTTCATCTTCCGGATGCAGTGCCACCCAACGTGCAATTAAATCATCAGCTTCTGCCTTAGGATCACGAAGGACACTTACGTTTGTCCGCTCACGCAAGAATGTTGTGAACTTTTCATACGTTTCCCAAAATAACTCGTTTTCTTCTTTCTCTGCTTGGGTTTGTGATTGTGCATCTACAATTCTATTCTTTTTATAGGGCTCATAAAAATCTTTGCGCCAGCTACGGCCCTCGAGACAAAACACCACGTGATCAATTCCAAATTTTCTAACAATTTGATTACATGATGCAAGTGTAAGATGTAAAGCCATCGCCACCTTCTCCTCTGGATCACTGTTGCGAGAAGCAACATGCCGTGCCCTAAAGAAAAGATTAGCTGTATCCATAAGTGCGTATTTTTGTTTCATGTCTCTATTATACACTACTATTTAAATAATGTCAATTTTGTGGGGCTTAGGCCATAATTCAAAAGGTTGTTTTTTCTCACTAATATACCGACCATATTTATTGCTAAATTCCGATGCCGAAAATAATTTATTAGGGTCAATACTAGCGTGAATTAACCACGTCCTCACAGTTCTACATACCTCTTCATCTGGCCAATTATTTATAATATAAATAAGGTGTTTATTTGCTCGTTTATGGCTAAATCGTTTACCCTTCATATCTTCAAGCATGGACCAAGCTTGGTCACAATAATTATCCGATAAGATAGTCCACATAAGTTCTTGCTCTTTTGTAAGTGTCATATGGGTATTAATATAATATTATTTTTTTTGAAATATATACACGCCTTCGTATTTGAAGCCGTTTTTCAATTTATTGTTACCTTTTCCCGGGCGTACATTTAACATCATTTTTAGAGTATCAACATGTTCAAAGTTTAGTTTCTTTGACAATTCAATCCATCTATCAACAACTTTAGTTTTACCCTTATCGTAATCAGCAATATTTACAGCATAGATAGCATTATCTACTAGAACCTTGTATAACATAGTTAATGTAGGTTCAACATAGAAATCAAACCATGCGTCCAAATTGTTATAG